TGTCGAACATTTCTCCTGGTTGCCTTGACATTCCCCTTTGCGTTCATCGGTCACTTCAATTCCTCAATGGTTTGAATAGCAAGACTGGCTTGGCCTTTGGTGAGTGCCTCCAACTTGTTCAAATCGGGCAGATTCAACAAGTCACGAACCTTATCCAATTTGTCGGTGTATGACTGCAACCCTTTCGCTGCGAGCATCGCACGCATTTTCCCGATCTGTGCTTTTGATGCCGGAGAATCAGGGTTCACAATTTGTGGGGTTGATGCAACCGTTTCAGCGGTAGGGAAAGAAGCATAAACAACATCCATGAACGATGACACCTGTTCTTTTGTTGTTTGTGGTTTCTCCTCAGCAGGTGGGGTGGTTAGTGATTTGAATGAGTCACGCAGTTTCGCTGTGTCATCGTCACGCAATGCGCCGAGGTCTACACCAGCAGCTTTGGCAACGTCTTGTGGGTCGATGCCTTTCTTGGCGCAAGCTTCACTGAACTTGGTAACAAAATCGGGGGCAGGTTTAGATGGTGTCTCAACACGGCGAGGTGTAGCACCTTGTTCTTCCCATTCCGATTTAGACCAGAGGGAAAGGCTGATGCCGAAACGCATTGCAGCGTTACGCAAAAAGTCGCCAACCAACTCTTTGTCCAAGTCTGATTTGTCTGCTCGTGCTGAGCCGACACCTAGACGTGGTTGGCCGAGGATCGTGAGATAACCCCACATGACTGCCATACCGTTGACTTCGGTGATGAATGGCCGTCCGTTGACTGCCCATGCCACCGGCTCCCAAGACCAGTTGGCGTCTATTTCCAGCAGGATGCGGGTGATTTCGGCGTGCCCCACGAAGTCGAGGGTGATGCCGCCTCGTGGAAGTTTGCCGACGATTGATGGGTCGGGTACACCATATTTGGTGAGGATGTCTTGCAGGTCCATTACTTTTTCTCCTTGTTGGTGATTCGTAGGGTTCGGTATGACGATTGCTTACGGTACTTTTCTGCGAGAGCAGGATGTTCCTGCTCAAACTTTTTGGTATCAAACGATGTACGGGTAGAAGATTTCCAGGTGCACACAAGTTCGTCTTGTATCATCCCGTATTCTGCGTCACCAAGAATCTCGCACAGTTCTGCTTTCGCAGCATCCTCAGCCACTTCCGCAGCTTTGATTTGATCCTTCGCCAACAGGAGCCGTTCAATGGTGGCAAGTGCCGACATCGGTAGGTCTGCTTCTTTGCTTTTTGTTGACTCAGGGAAACGGTCTTGCACATGACGGTATTCCAGTACGGCATCATCGGGGAGCATCCCCATGTCGATTGATGCTAGGAACCGTCGGCAGGCTTGAATGTGGGCTTGTTTCTCATCGCTTGACACGGGCTGAATATGGAAATGCAGGTCAAGGGTGGAGTCAAACACAATCCAAGTAATCTCAGAAACACCGGTGCAGATGGCTTGTTGTACGCCTTGCCAATACCAATAGTCGGGAAGTTCCCCACGCCAAATCTTGTTACTTGTTTTCTGTTCGAACACTCGTCCGTCGGCACTAATCGAATCGATGGTGGCGATGAGACGTACACCTGGTTCATCCCAACGGTAAAGGGTGTCTGGTTCTGTTAGCGGATGCCCTAACAGTTTCGCAGCCCAGTCACGGATTGGTGCTTCCAATGTGGTGCCACGCAACATTGCAGAGTTCTGTTCTTTTGGTGTAGGTGGGGTGTCGGATAGGAGTTCGGTGGCGAGGTCTGCAATGGTGATGAACGGATGTTGGCCGTGTACTGCTGCACATGCTGATGCTGCGATGCGTGCTTCGCCGTTGTCGTTACGCCAACGTACATCTAGCCAAGCTTGTGAACCGTGCACAGGTTTGGGGATTTGGGTAAGCATTAGTTTCTCCTTGTTTGGGTTGTTGGGTTTCACCTTACGGGTGGGGTGTTACGAAGTCAAGTATCAATCTGGGCGTTCTTTGAACGTGTAGAAGAACATCTCCTCATCGGATTCGCTGACCCAACGGGAACCTGTGTGTTCGCAGGAGAACTCTTGGCTGAACACCTTCCAGTCAGGCTTGCCTAACGGTTTGGCTATCCAACTTCCGCCGTCCATCCATAGGACACGGTTGTTTGGTTGGATGAAGTATTGGCCGCCTTCGCCTTCAAAGACGTGGCCGCATTTGTGTCCGGCTGCGTACTCTCCGTAGCCGTTGGAGTATTGAGGGCCGAGGCACCAGTCAATCGTGAACTTGTATTTTGCTTTGTGTTGCGTGTGGTCTTTCAACCAGATCATCGCCGCCCGATTCTTGCAGTATTCGTAGATGGTGACGGAGGTGTAGTAGGAGATGCTGTCCCATAGTTGTATCCAGTCAAGGGGATAGTCGGTGTATTCGGTTTGTTCCACATCCAAAGAACGCAGGTAGTGGACTGGTACACGGGCGTGTTGGCTGCCGTATTCGGTCATGACGCTGAACAGGCCACACCGTTGCGGTATCGACGTGTACGCAAACACTTCTACTGGTATCAACTCGTTCGTTGATGACGGTTTGCCGTCATACAAGAACCCTGTGTCCAACCCTGCGTAGAACGTAGGGATGTTCACATTCAGATAATTACTCATAGTTTTCCCCTTGCTAGTTAGAACTGCGGATGACCAAGAACTACGACTTTCTGCACCATCCCTGTCGGGATGTGTGTAACCATACCAACTGTGTCTGCCTCAGGGTCTTCGTCTGGGAAGTAGGAACAAGTAACCGACACGTAACCTTCGAGTAGGTCGGGCCATAGCCAGCCGACGCATACGACGTGTTGAGTTTTGGGTTTGTATTCTTTCATGCTGACCCACCCGTTGCTTGAATCAAAGGCGTCAATCCAATGGATAGCCACCAAAGACCAGGGGGATGGACTAATCGAGCCAGCAGACATACTCACTTGTTACCCTCCCTTTGTTTGGATCTACGAACATCAATCTTTGCGACGGTTTGCCGACAGCCGCAATAAAGCTCTTGGCATACTGGTTGTCGGATTCTGGGCTGCCAGTAACCCACACCCGTCCACCGTTGGCCATAGTGAAGTTGCTTGGAGTATGAAAGTGTCCCATGATGCAATCGTGGAAATCAATAAACGTTGCCCAAGTGTTCACCTTGCGAAGAATCCCGTTGAAGGATGGCATCTCATCCCCGTGCACAACCAGGAGCTTGTAGTTGCCTATCTCGGCAACTTGATACCAGTCCGAAGATTGTTGCCAGGTGACATGTTTGAGATGTGCGCACCTGTCTGAAGCAATCTGGTAAGCCATCCGATCAACGTTGTCTGCTGCTGGCATGTCGCCTTTGCGACCTAGACGCCCGTGATTTCCGTATTCGCAGATGACACGAACCTTAGAGAACTCGGCGGCCAACGAATGTACGGCCTGTTGGATAATGCTTACGACGGTAAACATCTGCTCAAACAGGTGTGCTTCCACTTCCCATTGTTGACCGGGGAACACCGATAAGCCTTCCACCATATCTCCCCCTAAAATTAGTACACATTCGTTGACGGGGTGGTGGGCGCGTTGGATTTCGGTGAGTGAAATAACTTTGTCAACCATTTGCTCAATCCGTTTGCGGAGAACTTCTAGGTTGAAAGACACGGAAACTTTGCCGGCTTGCCAGTCGGTGAGATGCACCACGGCAACTTCGGCTTTGTTTGATTTGATTGTTTTGCGAGGCTTGATTTTGATGTGAGGTTGCACAAGGGAAGCTTCCATTGCGGCAGCGTGAACGGCGTAAACCATGTCCTGTGTTTTGGCTTTAGATTTTGCTAAAGACCTTTGAGTTTTTTCTAACGCACGTTTGAGTTGAGTGACCTCTAGTTCTTCACGAAACGTCATTGGCGTCTCTTTGTTCGAGGATGATGTTTCGTTCTGTGCGGATAGTGGATTCAGCGACATTGACACCACGTTTTTTTAGTGCCCGACATATTGCGGTAATACTAATCTGTGGATTGGCTAACGCTTCTATGAAATCTGCGTAATCCTGTTCGGATACCTTTTCCCTGATTTCGTCTATCCTTCTGCGATACACACGCCCTGGTTCTTGGCGTACTTCGTCTAAGAACCCCATGATTCGCCTGTCTTGAATCTTTTGCCGAGACGGGCGAAGATGTCCTCAACTGCTTGCTCGGTTGAATGTCGACGTGTGCGCACCATGTTCAGGCAGCCGAGGTAGCCGATGGCGTCACGGGTGTTGTCCGGTACGTCTATCCCCTCGTCTAGTTCGTTGGCAAGGCGAGACAGTTTGACGCAAACCATAAACAGGATTGCTTCTTCTGCTGAAAGTTGGATGCCAGTGATTGCGTAAAAGATTTCTGCTGTACGTGAATAGTCGTCCAGTGGATGACTGTAATCATCCTGTCTGTCGCCTGTTACAAGGTCGTATGCTTCACGGATTATTTCCGCGCCGCTTGGTTGCTGTTCCATGTTTCCCCTTTATGAGTTGTTCGGTTTTGTTTATTAGGTTCCAGAGTTCGTCTTGATCCTCAACCCCTGGAAATACTTTGCTAAGAAACCGTGCTATTGCCTTCAACTCCATTTTGGTGTATTGGTCGGTCATTGTCAAGCATCCCTCCTGAGGGGTGAGACTCTAGGTGGTTGGTGAGGCGTTCGTCAACCCGCTGGACTTTATCTTCGACCCTGTTTTGGGATCGGTGTACGAGTTTGAGCATCCCGATGACTACCTGATGGTCTACGGCGTTCTCTTTGCGGAACTGTTGGAGAACTGCGACAAGGATGCCACCTACCGCTGTAACGACGGCTGCGACTACAAGCGCCCAGTTCCCATCCATTATGCCTCAGGTGCAGGTCGGGTGGCTAACCACGATTTGACGGCCTCTGGGGTGGCATCACCGGCCACGTAGCGCAGGTGCCAAGGTTCTGATTGAAGTTCGTGGGAAAAACCGAAACGCTGTTCGTGTTTGAGTAGCCACGCTAAGCGTGCACCGCTGGCGTTGGCAATGTCAATGGCGATGCCAAGGTTATGGTTGGAAGTCCCAGGGACCGCCATTGGTGCCATACCTTTTTTCAGGTACCACGCCTTGTTTTTGTAGATGCGCGGCTTTTGTTTGAGGAGCTTTTTGTTCGGGTTGTCGGTGTGCCTTTGGTAGAAGCCATACTCTTGGGTTTCGAGCGAACGGTAGGTGTCCGCTTGCGAAGTTGGGGCGAGGTCGATACCTTCGGCGTTGGCTGCTGCGTCCATTGCTTCGTATGCGTCAGCCGCACAATGATGGAGTTTGCCTTTGCCTTCAATGCTGCGCAGAAGTTCTGGACCGAGTTCACCAGATTTGACCCCTTTCAGATGGGAGCAGAGTACGACTTTGACGATTGGGTATGGCGTTGCCATTCACTTCTTCCCGAACGCTTCAGCAATTTCTTCACCTGTTAGTTCGCCGTCTGTTGAGGCGGCTGCAAGCTTTTGGACTACTTGGACTACTGCCATGAACCCTGCGAGCATCGCAGATTTGGCTACGGATACGCCGATGAGTGCGCCACCGGTGACTGCTGGGAGGGCGCTGGAAAGGAACAAGGAGAACAAACGTTGCCCCAGGTCTAGGAACTTGGTTACTACTTTGTTGGTGACGGCCATGGCTTTATTCATCTTTCTTCCCCGTTCCTAGTGTGAGTAATGAGTGTAACACTAACGCTACTCCTGTGATCCATAGGGCTTGTCGGAGGGTGGGGCCTGAGAGGGTGATGAGGACTAGCCCTGTGCCTGCGAGGGTCCAAGAGTTTTCGGTGACGTAATCAAGGAGGCGTTTCATTATCGTCGTATCCTAGTCGCTCCGGCGGCTGCTATGGCTGCGCCGATGGCTATGAGGGCGCGTCGTTCTCCGACTGGGATGTTGGAGCCTGTGGGGATGTAGGTGTCTAGGGCGTTTTTGAAGATGTCTACTTTGTCTTCAAAAGCTTCTCGTACTTCGGTGGGGGCGTCTTGGACTGCGGCGACGAGTTCTGTGGTTTGTTCTTCGGTGAGGGCGGCTACGTCTAGGGTTTCAAAGATTTGTTCGGCTTGTTCTTCGCTGATGTTGGCTAGGACTTCGGGGCTGGTGGCTAGGGCTACTGCTTGTTCTTGGGTGGGTTCTTCTTCAAGGATGGCTGTGATCACTTCTTCTAGTTGTTCTTCGGTGATGTCTTCAAATAGTTCTGTGAGTTGTTCTGTGGTTGCCTCGTCAAGTTCCTCGATGTCGGGTATGGTTGACTCTGATGATTTTTCTTCTGTTTCCTCTGTTTGGTCTTCTTCTTCTGGGGTCGATTCTGTTTCTGGGTCATCTGTTTCAGGTTGAGGTGTATCAGGCTCGTCTTCAGGGAGAGTCGCGGGAGTTGTCTCGTCAGGCTCGTCGTCTTCTGGCTCAGGAACAGTTGTGTCAGGGGGAAGCGTTACCTCCGACTCAGGTTCAGTAGTCGTTGTTTCTTCTACGGGTGCTGGTTCCGTAGTGGTTGTAGTGGTCGTAGACGTAGTGGTGGTTGCCGGAGGGACATAGACCGTTGTTGTGGTGGTCGTAGAAGTAGTAGTAGTGGTGGTCGTAGAAGTAGTGGTAGTGGTGGTGGTCGTAGTGGTAGTGGTTTCAGGAACCGTCGTCGTGGTCGGTGAGGCAACATCGTTGCGGGTGAACGCCGAGTCGGGAACTATCGCCCATCCTGCGTCGTCAATGTTCCAGGCGAGCATGATGCAGGTGCTACCGCCGTTCTCGTACATCCACACGTCGAGCGGCTGGATGCCTGCCTCAATGTCTAGCGGGCCTGCGGGTATCCAAGTGCAGCCTTGGTCGTACCATGCCTTGAACACGTTGCCTGCGACGTTGGCATAACCGCCGTCATCTGAGGCCAACATCATGTCAATGGTCGTGTGTTCTGGGATGTCGATGTAGCCAGTCATGTGAACCATGAACAAGTCGCC